ATTTGTAGAGGGTTCGTGGTCGTTGACCAAAAACGCATGAAAGCGTGGTTAAACGATCCCGAGAACAGATATTTTCGTACTAGACCTGGGAGAATCTGATGAAGATAGGCATTTGTATCCCCTCAAGGGGCGAGATGGCGATAGGAACGGCTTTTGACCTAGCGGTAATGACCGCTTATGACCAGAAGCATAGGAAGGGCGACATTGGTGTATATACAGTAAATGGAACCCTAATCTTTGACCAGCGAGAGAAACTGGCAGAGAGCGCCATAGCAGACGGATGTGAGTATGTACTATGGGTTGACGCAGATATGCGTTTCCCGAAGAACACTTTAGAAGTATTGCTGTCCCGCAAAAAAGACATTGTTGGTGCAAACGCCACGACTCGGACGATTCCAGTCAAGCCATGCGCCAAGAACCTACACATAGACCTAGAAAACAAGACGAACACTTGGACTGCCGTTTCTTCTTTTGAGAAGAAGGGAATAGAGCGAGTGACGGCTACTGGATGCGGTGTGCTGCTGGTTCACAGAAAGGTATTTGAGGGAACGCCTAAACCTTGGTTTTGGTTCTATCAGATTCCTGGTGGCAAAGTTCTTGGCGAGGATGTGCATTTTTGTGTTGCAGCGCAAGACGCTGGATTTGAGACATGGATCGACCACGACCTTTCACAAGTAATAGGTCATGTGGGCGAGTACACCTACGGATGGAAGGATGTTGTGAATGGCTCTGACGAACTACAGCGACCTAAAGACTAGCGTTGCTAATTACTTGGGAAGGTCTGACCTAACGAGTCAGATTCCCGACTTTATTTCGTTGGCAGAGTTGCGTCTTAATCGCTCTCTGCGGATTCGTCAGATGCTAAAGACTGTGACTGCCTCGACAACGGGTGGGGATTCAACGGTCGGGCTTCCTTCTGACTTCCTAGAGATTCGTGACATCTACCTAGATGCCAACCCGAGGGTTTCTGTCTCTTACTTATCCCCGAGTTCATTTACTCGTGATGCTCGTGCTGCTGAGTCTGGGCAACCTGTTTTCTACACGCTACGGGCAAATGAGATTGAGTTTGCTCCTATACCTGACACCGTTTATACGATTGTGATGTTGTATTACGCAAAAGCGGCTGTTTTAAGCGATACCAACACTTCCAATGTATTCATGGCGAATTGCCCTGATGCTTTGCTTTATGGGGCGTTGTTGGAAGCCGAGCCTTATCTTATGAACGATGCTCGGGTGACTGTGTGGGCAAATCTGTATGAAAACGCTGTTAGTTCCTTAAACGAGTCTGACGAGTCGTCGGAATATTCTGGAATCCCTCTTTCAATGAAAGTCTCATCGAGGTAATCATGGCTGAATTTACTAACTATCTTGAAAACAAACTGCTTGACCATGTTCTGCGGAATGTGAGCTACACAAGCCCAACGACGGCTTATGTGGGTCTCTTTACCGACGCTCCTAGCGATACTGGGTCTGGAACTGAGGTCTCCGGCAACAGTTACGCTCGGGTTGCTTTATCGGTAAGTACCGCAACCAGCGGGGTTGTCACTTCCTCTGCGAATGTGACCTTCCCCCAAGCAACTGGCTCATGGGGAACCATCTCGCATCTTGCTATCTTTGATGCGCTGACCTCTGGGAATATGCTCATGTATACAGAGCTGACCACTTCTAAGGTCATTGGCAATGGTGACATCTTCCAAATCTCGTCTGGTAATTTGACCGTTACCCTTGACTAATGGCGCTTCTCACCCTTGAGCAACTAGACCAGTTCGGCAGTCTTGATGATCTGCCGTTCTCGCTGGATGCCAACTGGGAAGAAGACGGGATTTGTGGGCCTTACCCACTAGAGTTACTAGATTACTTTGGCAACCTAGATTCACTCGCATTTAGCCTAGATGATGATGTCTGGGCTAGCACGACAACTTGCATTTTCCTGTCGACGGCTAGTTTCTCTGGGCAAGGCACAGTAACCGCTACTGCTGATTTAGGGGTAATTCTTGGAGAGGCGGCTATATCTGCCTCTGGGACTGTTACGGCATCCCCGACCAAGATTAACCTTGCTGAAGGTGCTATCTCTGCAAGCGGGGATGTAGCCGCTACAGGCACTAGGATTCAGACCTCTAGCGGGGCGATTACTGCTTCTGGCGATATGTCGGCAGAGGGTAACGCCACCATGTCTGGTGTTGCGGCTATCTCTGCGGCTGGAGATGTAACGGCAAGCGGAATTATCTCTGTTGAGGGTGCGGCAAGCATCTCCGCAGAGGGCAATGTTTCTGCTATTGGCTCTGTATTCAAAGAAGCCTCTGGAGCGATAACCGCTTCTGGAGATATGAGTGCCTCTGGTGAGGCTTTCCAAGGTGCAACAGTATTTGGCTCTGCCGCTGTTTCTTCTGTATCTGTGTGTAATGCGACGGCTTACAAGTATGGACAGGAGTGGTCTCCTGACCCAGAAGAAGCAAACTCGTGGAATGTTATCGCTCCTGTCGATAACACCTGGACAACTATTCCTGCTGGAAACGATCAATGGCAACAAGTCGCATAACATTTGGGGAATGGCTACCTGACCAGCCAGGATTAGTAGGTGCGTTGACTCAGGCAAAGAATGTCTACCCTAAAGCGGTTGGTTACGGGCCGTTTCCTAACTCGGTGGACTATTCTGGCGCTGCCTCTGAAGACTTAAACAATGTCTTTGCGGCTAAAGACGGCTCTGGCACGACCAAGATTTTTGCTGGTAGCCAGACGATGCTTTACTTGTTGGATTCGTCTGACCTTAGCCTTGATGATGTATCGGCAACGACTTCAGGTTATACACAGTCGAATCGCTGGTTCTTTACTCAGTTTGGCAATAATGTGATTGCCGCCAACGGTAAAGACAAGCTCCAGTATTACGACATGACAACGACTGGAACTTTCGAGGAATTAAGTTCTGGTGCGCCGACCTCTAAGTTTGTGACTGTTGTCCGTGATTTCGTTGTTTCGGCTAATGAGCCAAGCAACCCGAACCGAGTGCAATGGTCAGGGATTAACGATCCTACGACTTGGACTTCTTCTGGGGTAACTCAGTCTGACTTCCAAGATGTTCCTGATGGCGGGAATGTCATGGGGATTACGGGTGGTGAGTTTGGTCTTGTTTTGATGGAACAGGCTATCTTCCGCATGAGTTATGTCGGGACACCTTTTGTTTTCCAATTCGACAACATCGCTAGGAACCGAGGCTGTTACGAGTCTAATTCTGTAGTCCAGTGGCAGGGCGTTACTTACTTCCTCTCTGATGACGGATTTTATGCCTGTAATGGTCAGCAAGTCATTCCGATTGGAGCGGAGAAGATAAACCGATTCTTCTTCTCGGATTTGGTCGAGGCAGAGATCGAGAGTATGTCTGCGGCTGTTGACCCAGTAAGAAACTTAATCATGTGGGGTTATCCTTCATTAGAGGATACCTACAGGCTTCTGGTCTACCACATTGTTACGCAAAGATGGTCAATTATTGATTCATCTGCAAACAGGATATGTAACTCTGCAACCCCAGGAATCACAGTAGAAGGGCTTGATGCTTTCTCTGCGTCCATAGACGCTTTGGGAACATCGCTAGACTCTAGGATTTGGCTCGGTGGAAAGTTAAACCTTATTGGAGTTCGAGGGGCAAAGATTGTCTCTTTCTCTGGCACTAACAAAGTCGGTGTTATCGAGACCTCTGATTTAGAGTCAAATGGTCAGAACTCGCTTGTTACCCTTGCTAAACCGCTCATTGATGGTGGCTCTGCTGATGTGTCTGTAGCCTCAAGGCTACTGCTGAACCAGACCCCGACATTCAATGGTGCTGTGTCGGCTAACTCTGAAAACAGGGTCGGGTTGCGGTCTTATGGTAAGTACCACAGGGTTCGTGTCACTCCGACAGGGGTTAACTGGCAGACAGCCTTTGGTGTAGATGTAGATATTCAACAGGCTGGGATGCGCTGATGTTTCGTGTATTACCTCCGTTTGGAGCAGACCAGCGTGGTGTTGCCGAGATTGTCAACGGGATAATGAATGGCAAGACCAACAACACAGGCACGATCACGCTAAACACGGGAAACGCAACAACGACGAGTTTATTTGACGAGCGCATTTCTGTAGATACAAAAATTGTCCTGATCCCGTTCTCGGATGCGGCTGAGGCAGATGCTTCTCCGTTTGGTGAGTTCTCTAACAATACAGACCAAACTGCCCCGTCTACAGGGACAAGTGCGGTAGTCCAATGGGACTCTACGGAAGAATCATCTGGCGTATACCTAAGTAATACCACTCGAATCAATGTAAGAAACGCAGGGACTTACTCGGTTCAGTATTCTCTACAGTTAACAAACAACGACAACGCAGAGCAGTACGCAGACATTTGGCTTAGGAAGACTGGAACAGATGTAGCAAGTACGGGGAAAAGATATTTCTTGCCAGCGAGGAAAGCTGAAGGCCAACCCAGTCATGTGGTAGCAACTTACGAGACCCTGATTACTTGTGTTGCTGGTGACTACTTAGAAGTTGCTGGTTCTGTTAGTGATGTTGATGTAACGCTTGAGCATTTTGCGGCTGATGGAGCAATCCCAAGGCCAGCTATTCCGGCTGCTTCAATAGTGGTAAAACTTGTCTCTCCGCTTGCGTACTCAAACATTTATGTGAGTTCTCAAACGAAGGGAAGCGCAGTTATTTCTCATTTTGCCAACAGTACGGCAAGTAAAACTTACGCTTATATTTTGATAGGATAAGCAAATGTCAACAATGTCTTCAATGGTAAGCCCGCTAATTTCACAGGCGGTATCGCAGGGAATTGTTCCTGGTTCTGGAGGTATGGTTCCACAACCGACATCTACTGTTCCTTCTCCTGTTAGCAACATTATTGCTGGGCTTCCTGTTTTGAGGACTGGTGGCGGAGCAGAAGGATCAAATATTGATCCTACTCTGCGGCCTTATCTTGGTATGGGCCTACAAAGGGCGGAGCAACTGTTCTTTGGTCAGCAACCACAACTCTTCCCTGGGCAAATGTATGTTTCTCCCAGCCAGCAGACACTAGACGCACTTGCCGCTCAAGAACAAATCGCTCGTGCTGGTTCCCCTCAGTTAGCGGCTGCACAAGAGGCTTATGGTCGTGCGTTAGGTCAGACAGGGTTTACTGCTAGTGGAGGCTTTCTAGGGGCCAACCCGTTCCTCCAAGGTGCTATTGCATCGGCAACCCGTCCTGTTATGCAACAGTTCCAAGAGCAAACTCTCCCTGGGATTCAATCAGCTTTTTCTGCTGCTGGTCGATACGGGTCAGGCGCTCAGGCTCGTGCACTCGGGCAGGCTCAAGAGGCCGCTTCTCGTGCGATTGGGGACATATCTGCCTCCATGACGGCACAAGACTATGCTCGTGAGAGGGCGCTTCAGCAACAGGCAATTGGTCAACAGGCAACATTTGGGCAACTTGCTCCTAGTTTCTATGCCCAACAGTTTCTTCCTTCCGAGCAACTGGCTCAGATTGGCGCATCGAGGGAGGCTATTGCCGCCAAACCCCTGCAAGAAGAAATCTCCCGCTTCCAATACCAACAACAACTTCCGTACTCGCAACTTCAGTCTTACTTGTCTGCGGTTTACGGCAACCCGATGGCGGGTTCTGTTGTGCCGCAACAAACCCCTGCCCAATCTAACCGACTTGGTACTGCGCTCGGTGGGGCGGCCTTGGGTGCTGGTTTAGGGCAAGCGATAGGTGGTTCATTTGGAGGGATTTCTGCTCCAGTAATCGGTGCTGGTCTTGGTGGTCTTGCTGGGTTGCTTTTCTGATGAACGACGAACTTGAAATGTTTATGGCTGACCTCGTGCAGAGGGAGGCTCCAGAGGATGTCGCTGAG